ATGGGTGGTTTGGTACTCGGCGACTACTAATCCTAACCCTTTCCGCAAGATCTGCGTAAAGGGGTGGCTTGGTATTTCCAGATATTCACGGGCCGAAAGGCACTATGTCAAACGTGAATGCGTATAACGTGATGTTAGCGCGAAATGGACTTTCTGCACTTTGCCGTGATCTACTCGATCCCACAGCGGTTAAGCTGTGTAACGAGCTTGATATGCTTCTTAGGAAGAATGACCACAAGTCATTCAACCAGATAGCATCGTCACTTCCTCAGATTGTTTCTGAGGACACTGACGCTTGGCGCATTGCAGAAAGATTGCAAGTCGTTAGCCTAATCCGTTTTCCTCTAATCGAGATCGACCCTGATACGGTTGTGACTGAACAGAGGGAACGTGTGCAAGTCTTACGACTCGCAACTAATCCTTCTGACGTTCGTATTATCGAACGAGCCGCCCGTCAATTTTGCCGAGTTGTGCACAAGTCTCTAGACGATCTTAGGCCATCCGATCTTCGGCATGGCCCTGGGAGCGTCTATGAGACAGGTGACCAGCAACGCAAGAGAGACGTTATCTGGATCGATCCTGATGTCCTTCGGGAGTACGCAAGATATCTTCCGTACCGCCCCTGGCGTAAGCGCAAGGGCGTATCAAAGACATGTGTTGTGCCGAAAGACCACAAAACCATGCGCGTGATTGCCGCCGAGCCCTGTTGGACTCAGTGGTGTCAGCAAATGGTCAAAGGGTCTCTTATGCGCAACATAGTCCGGGATCCCTACTTCAAGGGACACATTAGTTTCATCGACCAAGGTCTACAGCGTAAGATCCTTCAACGGGATCGTATCGCATCTATAGACCTCAGTGATGCTAGTGATACCTTAAGGTGGAAGCACCTCCTATTGTTCACGCGCGGGGACTTAGAAGTCCGAAAAATGCTCAAAGCATTGCGCACTGAACAAACAGAATACCGCGGGAAATTACTCCCGACGGTCGGAGCGTACCCAATGGGAGCAGCAACCTGCTTCCCCATAGAGACGCTCACATTTTCCTGCCTCCTCCTCGCATACTGCGAGACTGAGGTCGGAAAGTTGCCCGACAACTGGGGCGTCTTCGGGGATGATATCCTCGTCGACGATTACCTGGCTGGGGGGTTCTGTAACTTCTTATCCCGATGTGGCTTTAAGCCAAATAAGGGTAAGACGTTTATTGGAGGCCACTTTGTCGAATCTTGTGGGGTTTACCTCTACAAGGGTGTCAATGTCACACCGACAAAGATCAAGAAGGGGGCACCAAAGTCCCCTTTAGACATAGCTAACATCACCTGGACTGAGTACCATGACTCGGTCATCCACTTGCCGCATCTGCGGCGTTGGATGGCTGGTCGGGTACTTGATCCATTCTTCCACAATACTGTTGAACGCTGGAATAGCGATCTCCAGAGATTGGAAGTTAAGCAC